TAAATCCTGAACTATTAATAAATTGGTATTGGGCCCTAGCAGCTCCCGTTAGAAAATTTTCCCCTAACTGAGACCAACCTCCTATTTTTTCAGGTGTACCATACCTGAACCGTACATAATCTCCTCCCGTCCATTCACCTTCTGCGCCTGTGGGAGTAACTTGTTTGTTGAATCCTGGTAAAAATTCTATTTTATGTAGCATATAAAACTCCTGATTCTAGATTATATCAGATTGTGGGGAATTTCAATAGATTATTAAAGGAAGGGGAAAGTGTGGTGGTATTTTCCCCCACCAGTCTTAGTGTATATACTAATTTTTAGGTAATGTAAAGCCTTTGTAATATGCTGGAAGTCCTAAGAAAGGACGTCCGTCAAATTTAGTATGCTTACCACCTTTAGCGGTATTATCTTTACCAGTTACAACTTTCTTTTTGGAATCTTTGTTCCAATGTAAAAATACTTGACAGTAATCTTCACCTGTGAAAGCTTCTCTCCAGTGTTTATTACCATGATATATAAGCATATCACCAGGTTCCATGTTTACTGGAACACCGTCTTTACCTGCCTTACCAGTTGGATCTAAATAAATAGGCCATTTAGTACCATCGTCTCCTATGTGCATAGTAGCAGAAATTTTACAGGCATCTCTATCAAAGTGTCTATATAATACATCTCCTTTTTTATAGATACATGCATAAGTATATGACGGATTTAATTTATAACCTGATTCTTTTTCCATTCTTTCAGTCAAACCATTGAGTACAGTTTCAAAAGCTACATCTGCATAGTTAAAATAAGTATTAGGTATCATTGAATCATTCCATCTTCCCCATTCTTCTGAAAATTGAGAGATATATCTTTGATCAAATAAAAACCTAGCTACATGCCTTTTATTTTTAAAGTATCGATAAATAAAATTAGCTACTTTTCTTGGAATAGCCTCTCTAATTACTTTAAACTTTGTTTTTTTGAACGACATTTTTTCCTCCTTTCTTTTGTTTTTAACTTTTTTCTTCATTTATCTAAATGGATATCCTAAGTGCCATGTAGGCATAGAATAACGCACTCCTTTCGTTACTGGTTGTACTCGATGTGCTACGTGGGAAGGGAAAACAACAATACTTCCTTTTGCTCCTACTTCTTTAGGTATCAATGTATTTGGTTTTTTAGCTGGATCCGGGTTTCCAAAATTAAATTCCAAAGCTCCTCCTTCATAATCCTCAGGATCTGATAAAATTAAAACAGTCGTTATTTTTCTTATTTTTCCATGTGTGTTTGGATTATTGGGGTAATCATAAGGTATATCCGATGAATCTGGATGCCAACTATAGTGTTGACCTTTTTTATATATTGTAAATTGAGCAGGCTCAGAAAAATCCCATTGAAAATTCCAGCCCGCGTCTTTATTAGCTATATGAACATAAGGCTGAATCTCTCTATAAATCCACGTCTCATCTAGCCATACTATATCTGAATTTCTTTGCTTGTGAAGTTGTTTAAATCCTTCTTTGGTTTTTGGTACCTTGCCTTTTTCATTCCCCGTAAGAGCTATTTGGGGTTGTTGGGCCAAACCATATTTTTTAATGTCTTCACATATTCTGTCTGGAACAGCTTTTTTAAAAAAATAAAAATAATTAGAAAGAATCATTTCTTTTTATACTCCTATACATATTAAATTTAAACATAATAATTATCTTTTAAGAAATCATACATAATAGGTGCGTCTTTAACATCCTTTTTCCATTCATCTTTTCTTTTATCTAAACGAGCGGTTGTCGCTTTCCATTTCTTCTTCCAACTATCCATATCAGAATCTACATTACCTTTAATCAAGGATGGAATATCGGTTGGTGACCAATGCATGCCCGCTGCAATACAGTGAATACCTGCTAATGGATCTGTAAATCTACAAATTGCATCTCTGTCCGTAACAACTCTAGTGAATCCATAATAGGAACTAGGAACTAAATTTAACATCTCTTCCGACCACTGCCTGTTGAAATTGCTTTTCCAGTACGGAGTATCTTGTCTATGAGAAAGAGCATAGTGCATAGCCAAAAATTCATAAAAAGTATAATAAGCCTTTTTACAGCCAGATGTGAAAACATCTCTGTCCCACTGTGAAACCCTAAATCTTTGTAGGGTTCTGACTAATTGATGTATAAATTCATGTATTGAAAACAAACCATTGCTTTCCAAAGGTTCTATAAAACCAGCCGCTAGTCCAATAGCACAAACATTTTTAACCCATAGTTTTCGATGATAACCAATTCTAAATTTAATCTTTTTAAAATCTAATTCTTTAGTTCCTATGTGTTTTTGAAATTCTTTTAAAGCGTCATCATCACCAATAAATTTATCTGAATAAACATAACCACAACCCATTCTGCTCCACAAAGGAATGTTCCATATCCAGCCGTTTTCAACCGCTGTACAATTAGTATAACCAACCAGTTCTTTGCGTTTATTTTTATACGGAATACGAGTACACCACGCTGTATTATTAGGCAGAGTATCTTCTAAATTAATAAAAGGTTCTTTAAGTGTTTGTTCTAATAATAAAGATTTAAAACCAGTGCAATCAATAAATAAATCCGCTTTATATTTTCCATTAAGGGTTTTAATTCCGTTTTTATCCTGTTCGATTGTTTTGATTTCTTCTTTGATGTGTTTTAATCCACCTGGAATACAAACATTATCTCTTAACCATAAACCAAACTTGGTAGCATCAAACTGAAAAGCTGTGTGTTTATGAAATTGAAAAGGTATTTTGTTATACTCATTAAAAAAACATTTGTTTTCATTAACCAATGCCATTTGAGGATAGTTGCATACGGCATAATCAGAATAGGGAGTTTTAGGATATAAAAATTTCTTAAACCACCAATCATTCAGTAATGAATCATTGCCTTTAAGATAAGGTCCGCCAAAAGGATAATGGAAAGCCTCTCCTTTTTTATAAAAATCAGTAAATTTAATGCTGAGTTTATATGTGGCATCACACGCTGGCATAAAGTCTTTATCTTTAATACCTAACATGGCTTGCCAACCTCTAATTTGACCTAAGGTACTTTCTCCAACACCTACTGTTGAAATATTTGGACTCTCAATTAAAGTAATTTTTTTTCGAGGAAAACATTTTACAAGAGTGGATGCGGTCATCCATCCAGCAGTACCACCACCAACAATAATTATTTTATTCATTCTATATTCTTTTACTAATTATAACTGTTTAATTAATGAAAGTCAACAAATTAAATAATTATTATTCAACCCAGCTAGCCATTTATCAATATAACCAGTCTTTAATATGGTATTGCCATGATTTTCTTGCTGAACAAGAAATGTGATTTGATTTATTCTACTAAATCCCAGCTAGTCGTTTCTTCGTTCCAACCATATCTTTTTCCATCATCAGGTCTAGCAACAGGTGGATCCCATTGACAAGTATCTTCGTTTAATATCCAGCTTGGAAAAGGCTTAGGTGATATAAAAGCATCTCTATCTTCGTCATAAGTATGTCCTATTCCAGCGAAGTTCTTACGAAATGCTTTACTTTGGTCTTCAGAAGGTTCGCCACTGTTTGGTTGATAATGAATACCACCTCTTGTGTTGTAACTGGTTTGACGATAAGTGTCGCCAGTTCTTGCAGAAATTTCTAGTTCCTTACCATTATCTTCATCTCTACCAACAGTAACGAAAACTACTGTTCCTGAATTATCTAATTTTGCAAAATGTGCCATGTTAACTAAATGTTACTGTTTGACTTGTATCTGATGTTGCCGTTATTGAATAAACTTTATAATCAGGTACACCTGTATTTAATGAAGAGGTAACGCCTCCAGAAAATGTAGCTGAGTGTGTAGCAGGTATTTTTAAAATAACTATGCCCGAACCACCAGCACCTGAAGTTGCGGGCGCATTTCTTTCTGCACCACCACCTCCACCGCCAGTATTAACAGTTCCACTAACACCAAGACTATAAGAACCAGGACCACCTCCACCAACACCACCTGTCCCACAATCAGACATCCCTTCATGACCAGCACCTCCGCCGCCACCAGCGTAGGATACGGGAGAACCTGTTATATCGCTTGAACTTCCAGCACCACCATCGCCTGCGTAATACTTTACACCATTGTCTCCAGTTGCAGAAGCGCCACCTCCTCCACCACCAGCGTCATTCCACGGCGCATCACCAGGTCCATATCTCCCATAGCCACCTGGATTTCCTTGAGAGGGAGTTGTTGCGGGTGTATTTCCAGCAGCACCCGGATTGTTGTATGGGTACCCTCCACCTCCACCACCTGAACCACCAGCTATAGCGGGTAGTCCAATAGCACAACCACCTCCGCCGCCACCAGCAGATGTGATAGTACTAAATACACTATCTGAACCACTAACACCTACGGTATGATCAGCTACCGCCGCACCACCAGCACCAACTGTTACTGTAAATGTGGTGTCTAAAGCCATATCTGCAATAGTCGCAGTACGATAACCTCCAGCACCGCCACCACCACCATAATGATTTCCTCCACCGCCAGATGCTCCTCCGGCAACTACTAAACATTCAACGGGTGTAGGACCATTTGCAGCTCCACCACCAGCTCCAAATCCTAAGACTTGATAACCAAACGATTTAGTTCTTCTTGATTGTATATTTGTTAAACCCTTACCTGATGTGATAAGTTTATTTTTTAAATCTCTCATATATAAATACCTTATGCGTCGTTAGCTGCGTTTGTAGTATAAAATAATTGAATTCCTAATAATCTAGCATCACCAGTAAAGGTGTCACTACCATTGTCCGCATCTCTTTCTAATTGAAAAAATACTTGATTGCCATCAGCAATAGTTCCTGCAATCGTTATTGCAGAACTCACTGGACCCATTTGAATATCTTCAACGGTTCCAATACCCGCATCGGTAGAGGTTTGAGCACCACTAAAAGCGGTATCTGCAGTTTCTCCTTCCGCTACACTAAGACCTGAAAGAGACCAGATACAGTCTCCTGTATCAGTATTACTTGGACTCCAAGTAGGTATAAAAGTTACCGTACCACCATTCCATGATTTAGGAAAAGTTACGGCAAACTGTGCATATTCAGAAGTGCTTGCATCAAAATCTAAAACTTTTAGATCGGGTGCAAGGGCTGTTGTTTCCACTTGTTGTGCATCAGCACCGTTTGTTTCACTACCATACATCGCAACTGCCGGTATCCAAATAGTTTCTTTACCTGCAATTTT